AGGATTGGGATATAGTTGACACGCTCAACGAGCGCCAACGCGAAATAAACGACGAACTGAACGCTATAATACAGGAGGCGCACAATGAAAACTAGACGCGAATGGGATATTGACAGGATAGCACGCCATGCCATCGGCTGGGTGATACTGGCGGCTGGAGCCGGCTACCTGTTCTTCGGAAGCTACCACTGCGGCATGGCCAGATTCCTTGCATGCGCCGTATGTGTCGGGATATGGACTGCGGCGACGATAGACGACAATGGCTCAAAACGAACCCGCGAGGGCAAGTGAGGGTTACTCTAACATAACTAGCAACCGCCTGCACTCATAGCAGGCACGTGCAGGCGGACAACGGCGGTAAAACGAGGATATTGGGACGCACCTCGAAGCATATAGCCTGACAGCAATGTCAGGGGAAAGCCTGGGATTGCAGCATGGTTCGAATCCATGCCCGCCGGCAAAACGCAGGGATGCGTGGGTTAAACAACACATAAAGACTCCGGCGATCCGCAGAACGGACGCCGCCCTGACTGGCAGTGGATAGTCCTTTACAGGGTTGGCAGGGAGACTTCCACGGGTGGCGTGGCGCTCGACGGCTGAAAGCGAAAACAGACCGGCAGCGTGGGAGGTTCGAGACCTCCGTCTTCCTCTGATAATTGAAACAAAACGAGAAAGAAAATGGAAGGGAAAATCAGCGTATTAGGAACAATCAAGACTTTGGGCGTCGGTGAGATCTTCGTCTTTAAGCCCGATCAAATCAAGTACACGTCGCTGCTGTGCGCGTGCTCGAAACTGCGCATGGACAACAAGCGCGTGCGCTACAAGGTGAAGACATTGCCTAGCGGCAAATATCAAGTAACACGTATATCATGAGCAGCATAGAGGTATTATCGCGCGATTACGCACAGGTGAGCGAACTCATCGCCGGCGCCATCATCAAGAAGATGAAGCCGGTCGACGACGAGCTCAGCGAGAACGAGGCACAGAAGGCCTACGGCACCCGCTGGCTCAACCGGATGAGAGACGCAGGGCTTGCGGAGTTCGCGAGGATAGGGAACAAGAAGGTCTACAGCCGCCACCAGCTTGACTGCCTGAAGGCAGCGGAAAGGGAACAAGCGCGGCTGATAATGAAGGAAAAGAACTGAACCATGGACGGGAAGATAACAGCGGCGGACGCACTCAAACTTGCAGAAGCAAGGCACATGCAGGTGGCGGATTTCAACGAGGCGTTTTTTGCCTCTTTCGAAACCGAGGAGGCGCGAGACATCGCCGGCGGCATGATGCGTCACCAGTACCATCGAGAAATGTCCAGGGCAGGGTTACAATGAAGGAGGTCACATGCACAAGTTCGAGATTAACGACAAGGTCGTCTGGAAAACAGCAAACGGCACGGCGAGCGGCAGGGTCGTATGTTACGACACGCTAGGGTTCGGCTACATGATCGTGGCGCTGCCTAACAGCAGGAGGATGCTCGTGAACGAATGCAGCGCGACAGCCTGCAATGACGCGACAACGGGAAATTATCATTGTTGACATAATAACAAAGTCCTTCGCAGCGATGCGCGGGCACGGAGACGCTTGGCAAGTGTGTAATATTGTGGTTATAATGGTTTTAGCATCAGTTTTCAGCCGGCGGTTCCGTCCAGCCCTTGCGGGGGTGACACCTTTCAGGGGCTCTAATTTCAAACGAAAAAACAAGTATGGAAAACAAAACAAACTCAAAGACGCAAAGTGGAGTCTACCGGAAGATTCTGGAGCTTCAGAGGACAGTCAGGGCTCTGCTTCCCAACTCCAATGGAGGAGGTGACAGAAACTCATATAAGTACGTTTCTGGAGCTAAACTGCTGGGGTATCTGCGCCCGAAAATGGACAATCTGGGAATCATCCTGAAGCAGGAGATCGTGGAGGAGTCGCACGAGCGGATAGATTACGCCACGGCCTATGGCCACAAGTCAGAGATGTTCACAGCGCTGAAGATGCGCTTCACGTGGATAGACGTCGAAACTGGCGAGCGTGACGAGAACGAATTTATCGCCTTCGGGCAGAACGGATGGGATAAAGGCCTGGGAAGCGCGCTGACATACGGCGAAAGGTACTTCCTGCTCAAGTTCTTCCACATCGCCACGGACGAAGACGATGTCGACGCGCAGCCTATCAACGAGGCAATGCCGGCGAATGTTCAGATGCTGCCGACACCAGGACCGGCACCACGGCCGGAGCCGGCTCCGGCCATTCCACAGGCACCAGCACCAGTTCCAGCTCCGGCGCGAGGCAAACAGCAACCGATACAAGTGAAAGTGGTACAAGCTGGCGACGACACCTACATGAAGCTGATCGCCAGAATTAACAAGGGGCAGCTCGACACTATCGACAAGGCGCTCAAGAGCGGAATGGTCTTTTCCGGCGAGGCGCTGGCAATGCTGGAGCAGGCACAACGAGACTATAAACCAAATTCTAAATAAAAAGCATTATGACACAAGACACAACTACAAAGAGCATGTCTCTTTATGACCTTCAGGCTTTAGCCTTCAGGACGGAGCTTGAGTTGGAAGACAGCGGCGGAGAACTCACGCCGGAAATTGAGCAGGCCTTGGCCACGACCGAGGTCGAGATTCCGCGCAAGGTGGACGCGTACAAGGGCTATCTGGATTTCCTGAAGGCGCGCGCGGACCAGCTCCAGCAGACCATCAAGTCGCTTCAGAGCAAGAAGAAGGCTGTCGAGAATGCCGGCGAGAGGGTGAGGAAGTATGTGAAGGACACGATGGGCGCCTTTGGTCTGCGGAAAATCAAGGGCGACGTCTACACGGCCACGCTTACGGAACGCGACGGCATCGAGGTGAACGAGGAGGAGATCCTTGCACCTTACAGGGAGAAGGTGATGAGGCTTTCCGAAGCATTGCCGGATTACGTTTCCGTCGAACTGAAAGTCAGCAAGACCGGCATAGCAGAGGCAATCAAGGGCAACGACGTGCTGCCGCTGGGTATCACCAGGACGACGACGGACACGCTGACAATTCGCTAGATCATGACATCAAGCAAGAGAGATTCATTCGTCTATCATCTCAGCTGGGAGGAAGTAATGGACAACTTGCCAGAGGAGGTCAGGGAGGAGGTGCGCGGCGGCATTATTGGGTATGCCCGCACGGGGGTCGCCCCTGAACTGAAACCTTTGGCAAAAGTAGCCTTCGAGTTTGTGAAGAGAGACCTAGACAGGGATTTCCAACGCTATCAGGACATGGTGGCAAGTCGAAGCGAGAGCGGAAAGAAAAGCGCAGCAGCGAGAGAAGCAGCAAAATCAACAAGTGTTGCTTGTGCTAAACAAAATCAGCAAAAGTCAGCAAAATCAACAAGTGTTGCTTGTGCTAAACAAAATCAGCAAAAGTCAGCAAAATCAACAAGTGTTGCTTGTGCTAAACAAGAGGCAACAAAAGCAACTGATTATGATAATGATTATGATTATGTAACACATAGTGTGTGTGTTAATAGCGCGCAGGCGCGCGCGAGCACACCACCAGCACCACACACAGATTTCGAGTTTTTCTTCCCGACTTTTTGGAAAGCGAATATTTTCCAGCCGGCAGCAGAGACGCAGCGGTTCATAGACTACTACGAAGCATCAGGATGGGCGCTGGAGAAGGGAGACCTTCTGGACAGCGACGCGAAAAGGCTAGCGAAGGCCAGGATATGGAAACCGAAGAAGGAGGGGGCGAGATTCCCGCCGAGATTTGCCGAGATTTGGTCAGAGCTCGCGGAACAGGCGCCTGACAACATCCGACGGCAGATGTACGAGGACGGCGTGGCCGTGCACATGGAGAGCAGGAGCGTCTGCACATCCATCGAGGTGACGAGGGCGGTGAAGCAATGGCTCATGGACCAATCAAACGCGGCGGCTAGGGAGCTGATTCTCGGGAAATGGCTACGCGGCAACAAAAACAAGCCGGTGCAATTCCCTGTATATGATTGACAATTAAAAACATTAAAAAAACAAAATTATGGCAACACTAAACAAGGCAATACTCATCGGCTACGTGGGAAAGGAGCCGGACGTGAGGTATCTTGAGACTCCGGAGCATCCGAAGGTGGCGCAGTTTTCGCTGGCAACTACGGAGCGGATGAAGTCAAAGGACGGAGAGGTCAAGGAATTGACCGAATGGCACAATATCGTGGCGTGGCGCGGTCTGGCGGATGTCACGGAAAAGTACATACGAAAGGGCATGCCGCTCTACGTGGAGGGCAGGCTGCGTACCAGAAGCTGGGAATCGAACGGCAAGACGGCCTACCGCACGGAGATAGTTGCGGACAACATCCAGATGCTGGGCAACAAGTCAGATGGCGATAAACAGGCGGCTCCGGCTGCCGGACAATGGGTATCGCCGAAGCCGGCATATCAGCCGGCAGTTCCACAGGTTCCGGCATACGGCATGACAATGCCTGCGGCTCCGGTATATGACGATCCGAAAGATGACTTGCCGTTCTGACACTTTGCAGCCGGCGGTGCTGACGGCAAGGGAATACCAGGAGATGCGGAGGTGCATCGAGAGGGTTCGGCGCCTTGGTATCAGAGACAACAGACTGACGAATCTCGTGGACCGCATGTCGGTAACATTAAAGAAAGGCGCGAAAAGGGCGCAGAAGTCCGCCACAACGAAAGAGCGCACCATCGGTGGCATAGTTGACCGTCAAAAGAAAAATAATTCAAATACGGGCGTTTGTGCGCAAAGTAGCAATGATTGAGAAAAAGAAAACAATATCGAAAGTGAAAGCTTCGGAGAATATCAAGGCTTTCAGGCGCGAACTGCGTGACAGGGCATGGAAACGCGTCGCAGGCTCGAAGATTCCGGACTTGGTCAAGGTCGGCCTTCTGATGTCCAATGCCCTGTCTCTGCTGGCTGCGCAGATTGACGTGATGATTCGCGCGGAGCTCAAGGCAGAGGGTGTGAACGCAAAAACGAGCGGCGGAGAGGGAGACATAATTTGCGGCATGAAGAACTACGCAGAGAAGACAAAGGCTGCGGAGTATTGGTTTGAGCGCGACCTGCAGCCCTATATCGAGGGCTGCACGTTCGGCAGTTTCGGCGTGAAGGCATACGACGACTTCAACCACAGCTCCGCGGAGGTCATACAGCTTCTGATGCTGTGCGTGGACAGGGGTGAAGTTGACGGCGGCATGGAAAAGGTCTTCCGGTCGCTGCAACGCCTGAAGAAGGGCACGCGGTTCTCCGACGAGGACATTGCGAGGTTTGATTTTAAGGAATAAAATTATGGACCGCGAAATGCTGCTTCGCGCCGTGGATTATGTCCAGCGCGGAAAGAAAAGCTGCGAGGATGCAGCAGAGAACCTCTTGAACCAAGAGCCTGTGAAATCTTATTACATGGGAAAGGCCAAAGCCTTCAGCGAGGTGCTAAAGTTTTTAGAATTGATTGACAAATGAAAGTAAGAATAAAGAAACTAAATGACAAAGCGGTGATGCCAACAAAGGCACACGCGACAGATGCAGGCTTCGACCTGTACTGCACAAGCAAGGAAATCGACTGGACCAAGCGGCAGATAGTCTGCCACACAGGACTGGCGTTCGAGATTCCTGAAGGCCATGTGGGGCTTATATTCCCACGCAGTTCAGTGAGCAACAAGCCCCTCATGATGGCCAACTCGGTCGGTGTCGTGGACAGCTGCTACAGAGGTGAAGTAACCGCGAAATTCAACATTACGGACACACGGCAGAACGCCTTTTCCCATTATCAGGAGGGCGACAGGGTTGCGCAGATGATAATCATTCCTTATCCGGCGATTGAGTTCGAGGAGACTGACAGCCTTTCCGAGAGCGACAGGGGAACAGGCGGCTATGGTTCAACAGGGAGGTAGTGATGAAGTTTGAAGCTACATTCTCGGAACACGGCAGGGTCATGACCAGGACCTACGACAAGCCGGACGCAACCAAAGAGGACGTAATAGAATGGTTCGGGTTGCGCGAACACGACATTGACTGGTTTACAATTAAGGAAATCAACGAAAAAGATTAGAAATCATGAAATACGATTTTTCAAGATGCAACAACTTGAATTTCAGGTTGGACGATGGGACTACGGGATTTATTAAAGTCTGCCCTAATAATAACGTGTTTTTGTATTCAGGCAAAGAACTCAAATGGGACATAATTAGAGCAATGCCAACATTTAATATGATAGCATGTCTAGCCACCGAAGAGTTTGCTAAAGCCTATATAGAGAAACATGACCTTGAAATCATTCCGCGCGATCCGGAGACTTACACCGACTGGAAGGTGGGCGACCGCGTCATGGACAAAGATACTGGAGGTATTTCCACAATCGCTGCAAAACTGGGCGATATAGTGTTTCTATTGAACGATAATAACGCAGTTACGTCAACATGTACTGCCAGGCTGACGAAGTATTACACTCTCGTCCTCACAGACTACGAGAAAGAACTTATACATGCACAGGAACTGGAGAAGAAGAAAGAGTGCCCGTTTAAGGAAGGAGACAAGGTGTTGGTGAGAGATTTGGACACCTCTTGGAGGTTTGACGTATTTCAACATTATGAAGAAAATGCCTGTTATTCGTATGAATGTCTTGGCAGCGAATACGAGCAGTGCATTCCTCTCAACGAGCACACGTGGAAGCTTTTGGGTACGACGGACGAATACAAGGAGGAGGAATAGTTATGAAACAATTTGACTTGCAAGAATACCTCAAGAATCCAACCAGACCGATTGTCACGAGGGACGGCAGGAGTGTAAGGATCGTTTGCACGGATAGAAATCACAAAGTGCTCCCGATAATAGCTCTTGTGCTAATAGACGGTGAGGAAAGCGTGTGCAGTTATACGGAAGATGGTAAGTATTTGAGTTACACACATTCAAGGGATTTATTCTTCGCGACTGAACCGAAAACAAAAAAGGTCGGCTGGATGAACGTCCGCAAGTATGGAGACGACAAACACTTCTATCGCGAGGGTGGTGTTATCCACCCGACACGTGAGCAGGCGTTGACAGAGCGTCCGGATTATGTCGTGGACACAATTCAGATCAAATGGGAGGAATAATCATGTCCGATATACAGCTCTCTTGCAAGTGCCTCGGTAGGAATTTCACTCCCGATGAATGGCGCGAATACTTATATCAGCATCCAGACTCGCATTCTGAGCCGGTGTTTCAATTCAAAGGCTACGAATACAACGTTTACGACATCTGTCTTAATCCTCATATTCCTGTGAAGATTGAACTTGGAGGATGCAAGGTGTCGATAATGACGGCGGAGATGCCTTCGGGTCTTTGGGGGCATGGAATGATCTGCGACCTGTATACATCGTCCAAGACTTACGGCGTACTTTTCTGCTATGCACGAGATAGTGCATACACGGAGAGAGAAGCAGTATATACGGCGCTTCGGGAATGCGAACGTATGGCCCTAGACGACTTGGACCGCCTGAAAGATTCAGATGTGGATGGGGCGGAAACGAAGCGCCCTGGCGTGCGCTCTTTCCTTAAAAAGGTTCAGCATTATATCGACATGTATGACCCTGATCAATTAACATTATTCGAAGATAAATAAACCTTAAAGTAATAAAATTATGGCAAGAATTATTTACAAAGAAGGCCTTGAAGGCCAGAACCGCCTCGAATGTATAGAGGGAATCGAGATTGAACTGCTTAACGGCCAGAAGGCTCTCATCTATCCGAAGTACGCGCAACTGCCGCTGCTGGATTATGAGCAAGTCGAAGACTGGAAAGCAACTTCCATGACGGAGATTGAGGCTCTGAAGGTGGAAGATAGCGCGGAGGAAACAGACGAGCTGCTCACGCTCGGTTCGCCTGCAGCGGAGTTTGTTCGCAAGTTTTGTTGGCGTTTCAATCTGCCGACGTTGCTTGCGGCGATGGAGATTATATGCCAGCGGGAAGACATTAACGCCCTCGCTGAAATTATCGAAGGTGCGGAATTGCTGAGAGAAGACGTGGGCGTGTCGAGTTGTTCCCGCTACAACCGGAGCAGCAGGTGGCTTGCGGATGACTACTACGGTGGTTTTGCTGGCAGAGACGGCGTGAACTACTCTTACGCGTGCGTTCCCATCGTGCTTTACAGATAATCTTATCTGAGTCATTTTAATCAAAAGCAAATATGAAAGAAATCAAAATTAAAATCTACGGATGGTCCGACCTGAAAAAGTGGTTCTGGGACCGATTCTGCTTTCCAAGAAGGAAGAAGTGATTTTTGAAATATAAAAAATGGAGAAGTATGGGCTATGACGAAGCATTGAAAGCTCTTGCAGCGTGGCAGCAAGGTGTCACAGGCAAAACGCGCAAACGGCAGGGGCACGCGGAGGACGACTTGCAGATGCAGTGTGTCAGTTGGTTCCGTCTGCAATTCCCGCAGCTCGCGCGGCTACTGCACCACTCTCCCAACGGAGGACGGCGTGACGCACGCGAGGGCGCAAGGTTCAAGCAGATGGGTACGCAGGCAGGCTTCCCCGACCTGATACTGCTGGTCGCGGCGAAAGGCTACCATGCGCTGCTGCTGGAGCTGAAGACACGCACAGGGCGGCAGCAGGACAGTCAGAAGGACTACCAGAAGCGCGTCGAGGAGCAAGGGTACAGGTACGTGGTCATTCGTTCTTTTGACCAGTTCCGCGAGACAATAAAGGACTATCTCATCGTAAGCGGTTAAGTTTCAATTAACTTACTTTACTTACTTTTTGTTAACTTTGTAATTATTAACCAAGAAATCGACCAGAAAATGAAAAAAGGACACCAAAGAATAGACATTGATTTGATAGAGATGAACACCGGCCAGATTGCAGGACTTCCTTCGAACCCTAGGCAGTGGACCAAGGCGCAGTTAGATAAGCTGAAGGCATCAATCGAGGAGACTCCGGAGCTTCTGGAGGCGCGCGGCTGCATCGTCGACTATCACGAGGGCAAGTATGTCTGCCTCGGCGGAAACATGCGCTATGCGGCGTGCAAGGCTCTGGGCATGTCCGAGGTGCCGTGCTATGTCGTGCCGGAGGGAACCTCGGTGCTGAAGAAGAAGGAGATCGTGGCGAAGGACAACGTCTCCATGGGCGACTGGGATTTTGACGCGCTGGCGAACGAGTGGAGCGACATGGACTTGGAAGGCTGGGGTGTTGCCATACCTCCTGAATGGGGAGAAGTATGCGGCGAAAATAAAAAAGAGCTGACAGAAAGAGAGGAAATAGAGAGGAAGAAAAAGGAATTTGAGGATAGAATTGCGGCAGGTGAGATGAGAGAAGAAGACGAAGAATATCAGGCCTTTTTAGCGAAATTCCAAGATGCTAAAACTACAGATGATTGCTACACGCCGCCGAATATATACGAGGCTGTCGTGTCATTTGTCGTCAAGACATACGGCGTAAAGGAAAAGGACTTTGTCCGCCCATTTTACCCAAATGGCGATTATCAGAATGAGAACTATCCGCACGATTGCGTTGTTGTCGATAATCCGCCATTTAGTATTCTTGCAGAAATAATTTCGTTCTTTGAGAAGAACAAAATTAAATACTTCCTATTCGCACCAACACTGACACTCTTTTCTTCTTCCTCTTCTTCTACTGCATTGCCAATAGCGGCATCGGTAAGGTATGAAAATGGCGCAAACGTTAATACTAGCTTTTTGACAAATCTTGAGCCGCGAAACATTCGGGCGCGTTCTTGTCCTGAATTATACGCATTAATGAAAAAAGCGAACGAGGACAACTTGCGGAAACAGCAAAAAGAGTTGCCGAGATATGAGTATGACAAGCACGTGGTAACCTCTACAATGGTAGCTCAATTTTCACGCTATGGAATTGACTTCGTTGTGCCTCGTGATGAAAGCGAAAGAATAGGGGGGCTTGATTCGCAAAAGAAATTCGGCAAGGGCATTTTCGGAAGTGGGTTTTTAATTTCAGACAGAGTGAAGGCAGACAGAGTGAAGGCAGACAGAGTGAAGGCAGACAGAGTGAAGGCAGAACGTGAGAAGGCAGAACGTGAGAAGGCAGAACGTGAGAAGGTAGAACGTGAGAAGGTAGAACGTTGGGAATTGTCACAAAAAGAGCTGGAGATAATTGCAAGACTTAATGGCGTTAAAAAAAATGACTAAAATAAAAAGATATGGATAATCAAAGGACAATAACTGAAGAGCAGTTTATGGAGCACTGCGACGAGAGCTTGCGACAGCTGGCGCGTGAGGTGCGTGGCTGCGGCTTGTCTGTGTATCAGATAGCGAAGCAGTCAGGGCTGACATGGCGGACGGTCAAGAAGGTGACCGATGGCATCCCCGTGAGGTTCGACACGGCGGAGCGCATCCGCTTCGTCATGCAGCAGAACGCATCAACCGCTATCGGCAATTAATCGGGGAGGATTTGACATGGGGAGACCAGGGAACAAGAACATCGCCAACATCGGCAGGGAGACGCGCTTCAGCAGCACGAACCAGCCGAAGAAGAAGGGCCGCCGTCCGAACATCCTGACGAAGCTGAAGGCCATCGGCTTGAGCCACGACGACATCCGCACGATACTGGAGAACATCCTGATGGCGGACAAGAACAAGGCGTCCGAGATGCTCCAGGATCCGGAGCTTCCGCTGTTGCTGGTCGGCTATCTATCCGCCCTCATCAAGGATATAAAGAAAGGCCGCAGCATAACCTTGGACAGCATCGTCGACAGGCTGGACGGCAAGGCCACGCAGAAGGTCGAGGCTGACGCGACACTTCGAGACGCGCAACCGCCAGCCATCTATTTCGGAGAGGAAGAAGAACAAGAAGAAAACAACAAAGAGGATTAATGCTATTTTCGCCGAAATACAAGCCGCTTTTCAAAGTCATGCCGGAAGTGCGTTACTTCCTTGTCAAGGGAGGGCGCGCATCCGGCAAGTCCTATGCCGTGAACACATCCCAATGCGTGAGCACGTATCGCGACCCCTATAATATCCTATTCGCACGATATACTATGACATCTGCGGAGGTGTCTGTAATTCCGGAGTTCCGCGACAAGGTCGTGGCGCTTGAGCTTGAAAACCACTTCCGCGTGAAGACTGCTGACATCGTCAATCTATCGACCGGAGCTAAGATTCTGTTCAGGGGTCTGCTCGCAAGCTCCGGCAATCAGGTCGCGAAATTGAAATCATTGCAGGGCATCAAGACATTCGTGCTAGACGAGGCTCAAGAGTTGACAGACCCTGACCTCTTCGACACGATTGACTTTTCCGTCAGACTTCCAGACGCGCCGAATACCGTGGCGCTGTCGTTCAACCCTACGGACGTGCACTCCTGGATTTACGAGCGATTCTACCGAAATGTGCCGGAAGGCTTCAATGGCATCATCGGAGACGTCTGCTACATCTCCACGACATACCTAGACAATATCCACAATCTTAATCCTTCAATAATCAAGCAGGCGCGCAAGATGGAAGCGGAAGCGCCGGAAAAGTACCGAAACATCTGGCTCGGAGAATGGGCCACGCTTTCAGAAGGCATCATATACAAGCGCTGGAAGGAAATTAGCCTGGACGACTGGCCTAAAAATCTGCCTTGCTTCTACGGCATCGACTGGGGCTACGCCAACGACCCGACGGCGGTCGTCTGCTGTGCCTATGACATCGACACGAAGACCATCTACCTGCGCGAGGTCTGCTACCAGCCGAAGTTGCTCGCTGGGCATATCGCCCGGATCATCTACGAGGATATGGAGGAGTTTGGCGTGGACCGTGAGGCCGACATCTACTGCGACCCTGCACGACCGGAGCATATCGGCGAGCTCCGCATGAACAACCTCTGCGCAATGCCGGCGGACAACCGGAACAAGGAAGGGCGAATATCATACTTGCAATATTTCTCCGTCAAGTATGTCGGCGAGCACATTAAATGGGAGAGCGAGCGCTACTCCTGGAAGCCTGACCCGAAGGACCGGAGCCGTTATCTGAGCGAGCCGCAGGACGGCAATGACCACCTCATGGACGCAATCAATTATGCGTGCGTCACGAAGCTCCGATACCTAGGGCAGACCAACCTTATCGGCGAGGGATAAAAAACCCCGCTCCGAGGAGCAGGGCGAAAGGCTTATATCATTAAAGGGATGCGACCGCCCAGCCTTACAGGCGGACGCTTGCCAGTGAACTCGCGATGTCTTTCAGCGCGTGCTCGAGGGTGGCCTTCTCTGCGTCCGTGAACTCGGCACGCTTCCCGTTGACGGCAAGCCCGTTGATTCTCTGACACAGCCATGCACGTGACTTCCCGAAGTACCTCTTCGCGACATAGGCCATCGAAATTGCAGGCAGAACATGGGAAAGCCTCTCCCTCATGCTCATGTCCTTCGCCTCCGCGATCGACTCGTCAAGCTGACGAGCCATGGCCTCCGCAACCGCTTGCGGGTCCTCGGCGCATGCCGCGCTCATTTCCGCCCTGACGGAGTTTCTCTCCGCGTCTGTCTTTGCGTTGACGAACCTGGCCTTCAGTTCATCCATATAAGTCTTGTCTATCATATCGTATATTTTTTAAGATCCCCACCTTGCGGTGGGGGGGTGTCCTAGTTCTTCAGAATCTCTACCAGCTCGTCAATCCTCTCTTCTATCACCTTCAGCATCTTCCAGGTCTCGTTGCGGCCTCGAAGCTCGCCGTAGAGCTGCAGGTAGAAGAGAAGTTCCTGCTCAAGCTTGATTCTTGCTCTTGTTTTTCTTTTCATGTTCCTTTCCTTTAATGACGATGCAAAGATAATAAACATTTGTTTATTAAACAAGGAAAATGATGATTATTTTACGTCCGAAGAAAAAGAAAATGCACAAACGTGACTATATGCACAAGCGTGGCAATAGCCCCAACGGGGCTATTTTGGGGTAAATTATGAAATTATATGTTCGGTCTAAGTCTTATATCAACCAAGGAAATACAAGCCCTCAGAAGCGAAATAAAAGGCTTCTACACGGAGGCCGGCGAGATTGCCGGCAATGTCTATCTTCAGGCTATCGCCAACTGCACGCGCGGGCTGGAGCTTCCGCCTATCACGGAGATGGACCGCATGACAATTAAGAAGTTCTATCAGCAGAGCGCTCCGGTGCAGGGTGTGGTGAACTACATCGCCCGCAATGTCGGCGAGGTGATGCAGTACCTGCTGCTGACGAGCAAGGCAGACGACAAGCCCGTGCAGAAGCATTGGCTCATTGACCTGCTGGCGCGGCCTAACGACCGCTTCACTATCCGAAAGTTCGGCACGGCATGGGCGGTGAACAAACTGCTGTACGGCGACGCGTGGATCTATGCTCCGAAGGCTGTCGGACGCAACCTAGGAACAATCAAGGAAATGTACGTTATACCATCGTGGCGAATCGGTGCGCAATGGGGGCAGGATTCGGTCTTGGAGGGCGTGAGGCTGCAAGGCTTGGCCGGAGACCAGACCATCCGGTTCTCGGACGTGTTCGAGAGCTTCGACTACAACCTTGACGACCAGAGCGCATTCGGCACGTCACGCCTTGCGTCCGCGTATCAGTACCTGTCAATGATGCAGAGTGGCATCTTGCGCGAGGACATCGCGCTGAAGAACGGAGGCGTCACGAACATCGTAACACCTCCGCAGGACAAGCTGACCGGCATCACGCGACCGGCTGAAGGAGACCAGCTGGAACGAGACTTCAACTCAAAAGACAACTTCGGCAAGACGAAGGTGCTGCGCTTCCCTATCGACGTGAAGACGCTGGGAAACGCTCCTGTGGACTTGGCCATTCTGGAGAGCCACAAGGAAGCCGTCACGGCGCTGTGCTTCGCATACAACATTCCGGTGGACCTCTACTACGGGCAGAGCAAGTACGAGAACGCAAAGGAGGCAAAGAAGACCATCTTCGAGATGAACGCGGTGCCGATGGCCAACGAGTTCGCCGAGGATTTGCTGAACTATTGCGGACTTTCCAAGGAGTTCTCGCTGGAGGTGGACACGCAGAGGATAGACGTGCTTCAGGAGAAGCCGGCAGACGCGCTGGACGCACTCGACAAGATGAACGCATCGGTGAACGAGAAGCGCGAGGTCATGGGCTACGAACCTATACCCGAGGAATGGGCGGACAAACCGATGATACCTATGGGCATGCAGTTCGGCAACGAGGCTGCGGACATTGACATAAACGAGCTGGCGGGTAATGCGTAGGCGTATAAGTCCAGCAATGCGCAGACATCTTGACTATCTGCGACTGAAGGCCTTGCGTATCGCACAGGCCTATGAGTCGCGCCTCAAGCGTCTGCGGCGCGCGGAGGTTCGGCGCGTCCTCGGCTTGTGCAAGGACTACGACCCTAGCGAATGGGCGGGCGTCATTAACACGAACCTTTCGGAGCCGTACCTGCAGCAGATCGAGCGCGGTCTGATACTTTCCGTAGGGCTGCCGCACGCGCAGAGCGTGGTGCGCGACATGAACAGGAAAAAGGCGGAGGACAGCGAGGTGCTGAAGAGCATGTGGATGTCCTCGCTGGAGCAGTACGCCAACGAGCGCGTCGGTGACCTGATAGTGTCCGTGTCCGGCACGCTGAAGGAGGACCTCATCAAGATTCTGCAGGCCAAGATGACCGATGGCGTCACCGGCATAGAGAAAGTGACGCTTGAGGTGTACAAGGAATACAACGAGCTGGCATTGTGGCAAGTCCGGCGGATAATTCAGACGGAGGCCATGATAGGGCTCGGCAAGGCCGGAGACGTGGCCGCGCGCACCCTCGACGTTAAGTACACCAAGCAATGGAGCGTCAGCGGCCTGGGAAATTCGAGGGAGACGCATATCGAGGTGGACGGCGTAGTCGTAGGGCAGGACGAGCCGTTCAAGGTCGGCCGCAGTTACCTCATGTACCCGCACGACACGAGTATGGGCGCCGAAGCTGGAGAGATAATTAATTGCGCATGCGCAGTGATGCGCGTGCCGATGTGATTCCATAACTTTGTTTTTAGTTTTTGGGGATCCCGTTTTTTCGGGATTCCCTTTTTTGTGCCGCAAACGTGACTATATGCACATTTAAGCGCCTGCCATTCACGCGGTTAAATTCATGCGTAAATCTCAATTAAAAATGGCATTGCAGTATAAATCACACGCTGGCGGCATCGAGGTGAAATCGAAAAAGGACGACGGCACGCTTTCCATCCGTGCCTACGCCCTTGCGTTCGGCAATATCGACAGCTACGGCGACATCATCAAAACAGGAGCATGCGACAAGTGGCTCAGGTCCGAGGACAGCAAGCGCTGCGCACTCTGTTATCAACACGACATTCGCAACGTGATCGGCGTAATCACCGAGAAGGGCGTCGACGACAAGGGGCTCTGGATAGAAGCTGACATCCTGCCGACACAGCAGGGCAAGGACGTCCAGATCCTGATGCTGGCCGGAGCCATCAAGGAGTTCTCGATCGGCTACTATGCGGACACGTACACCTACGGCAAGGAAGATGGCCAAGACGTACGCTATCTGGAGGAAATCAGCATCGTCGAGGTATCGCCGGTGACACGCGCGGCGAATCCTCTGGCCACCCTCACGGACATGAAGGCGGAAGACATGGCAGGCTCGCTGGCGGCAATGCCGGAGGCGCAGCTGTCCTCACTCCACGATGCGGTCGAGGAGGAAATTGCAAAGAGAATAATCTCAAAACTATAATTAAACCCTACTAACATGACAGAAATCGAAAAGAAAGCGCAGGAGCTCCAGGGCAAGATGGAGGCTGCGGAGGCAAAGGCCGAGAATGCAGTCAAGGAGGCTGCTGCTGCAAAGGCGAAGGCCGAGGAGACCGAGTCCAAGCTGGCAAAGGCAGAAGAGGCGCTTGAAGAGCGCAAGAAGGAGGCGGAGAACCTCGACAAGACCATCCAGGAGCAGCAGAAGGCTATCGAGGACCTCGGCAAGAAACTGAAGGAGAGGGGCGAAAAGTCCTTCGACGTCGTTCTCCGTGAGTTTATGGATGAGCACAAGGAGGAAATGGAAACATTCGTCAAAAGTAAGACCTACGGCGGTCTTTCATTCAAACTTGCGACCGCAAACATCACCAACACATCGCTGGCAGTACAGCTGGACCCGAACATCCACGCTGACAAGCTGGCCGCCAATGCGTTCCTCACAACCTTCCCGAGAATCACCAGAACCGGCAACTCCATCGAATGGCTTGAAGGTTCTGACACTGACCAGACTGACTACGTGGGAGAGTTCGAGGAGGCGACCAAAGCAAACAGCTACGCCGTGTCCGGAAAGACGCGCAAGTTCGCCAAGATCGGCTCGTTCATCGAGGTATCGTCCGAGGTTGCGGACTGGTTCAACGCCGTCTATCAGTGGGCGCGAACTCGCGGAATCGCACGCATCCTCCGCAAGGCGGACGAGCTCATCTGGAAGGGAGACGGAGAGGACGCAACCAAGCCGTTGCACGTCTACGGTCTCAAGACTTCCGGCAGCACAGCATTCGCCGCTACCGGCGCAAAGTATGAGAATGCGACCATCGCGGACGTCATTCTCGACGCAATCGCGCAGGCAAAGGCAAATGGCTATGCGGCTAATGTGGCAATCGTGCCGACAGCAATCGAGGCGCAGATTCGCGGATTGAAAGACAAGAACGGCAACTACCTCTTCAACCAGGTAACCGGCATGTTCGGACAGGTTCGCGTCATCACTTCCGACCAGCTCGCGGCAACCGAGATTCTCGTTGCTGATTCATCATGCGTCGAGATTGTTGACCGCGGAGACTACGAGATGGAGCTCGAAAGAGTTGCAGGTAAGGACGGCTGGAGAGTTTGGCTCCGCAAGTCCTTCCAGGTCAAGGTTCCGACACCGGAGAAGAAGGGCATCATCTACGTTGCGAACGCAACCACCGCGATTGCAGCGCTTGCACCATCAGCATAGCCAATGCCGGCGGAACTGAAGAAACCAGAGCGTGCGTCTCGCGCGCCTAAAATCGGCGATGTCGTCGTGTGTAAGGTGGTCAAGCCGCACGACGGCATTCCTGCCGGAGAAAAGCGCAAGGTGCTCGTGAATGATGCGGTAATATATATGCTCAAAGAGGGCTTCTGGAAAATCATTGACTAAATTATGAGTTTGACAGTCACAAGAATCATAGACGACAAGAGGTCGTACCTGCTTCCGCAACTCAAAAGGTATGCGGGAGCAGTTGACGAATCGCAGGACGCGATACTGCAGCAGATGCTGACGACTGCGGCCCTGGAGATCCAGGCGCACGCGGATGTGAGCATACTCCCGTGTGAATTTGAGTTGCATGTTGAGAATAACTCGCAGCTGGAGATTCGGCTGTACCAGACGCCTGCAGAAGTCTTGTCAGTGACAACGGCTGACGGTGTGAACGTGGACTACACCATAGACGGGCGAAACGTGCGCACTGCGGGCGTTTTCCCGTCAGTGGTGATAAACTATACCACCGCGCCGAAAGAAGCCGAATACGGGCGGCTTCTGCCACTTGTGTACCAGTACGCCACGGCGCTCTATGACGGACAGACGGATGAACTTGTAAAAATCTTGTCGCAATGCTGAGGACTCCGGAAAATGCAAGACGCTACAGGCAGCCAATCAAGCTGCTGTTCTTCGAGTCCAGGATTGACGAATACGGACATGCGAGCCTCGCGGAACCGAAAGTAGTTCTTGAGGCTTTCGCCTCCGTCGAACAGATGAGTGCGACAAAGACGATGATGACTTTCCAGCAGGCTAATGTGGTAGGGCTGGAAATCGAGATGCGCTGGACGGACGTAAAGTTCAACGGCATCCGCTGGCAAGGACACGACATCGTGTTTCCGCAGGCGGAAAACGTGGGCGAGCGCAACCGCACACTTCGGATCTCCGGATATTATCAGATTGACAACCCTTAACAGCACATGGAGGCAGACGGTTTCATAGTCGAGAACTTCAGCGAGCTGAAGGAGCTATTCCGGAAGCACGAGAAGCAGATGCAGCAGGCTTGCGACAATGCGCTCGCCCGTGGAGCGATGAACATCGTGGCGGAAGCGAAACGGAACCTCCGGCTGAACGGCAACAACGTGACAGGCCTGTTGACCAATAGCGGCAAGGCTGAGAAGCTGTCTGATGGCGAATACCAGGCAGGCTTCTTCTCGAGCAACGGAAAGGGCTATGCCGAGTACCTGGAATATGGGCGAAGGGCCGGCAAGATGCCTCCGCCGAAAATCCTCGAGGCGTGGGTGTACAAGCGAAGCCGCGACCCGGAAGTGAAGAAGAATGCAGCAAGCATCGCATTCGCGATTGCCCGGTTCATCGCAAAGCACGGAACTAAGCCGCATCCGTTTTTCAAGCCGGCTGTGGACTCGCAGACGCAGAAGATAGTCAAGGAACTGAAATCGGCGGCAAAACGCATTATTGACGAAGGCAAATGATTGAGATAGGAAAAAAGACACAAGCCTGCGACGAGCTCTTCAGGCATTTGACGAAGGCGATGCAACGCAAGGGGGTATCAGTAGGCAGCACTGCCGGATATCCACGAGCGGAGATATCGTCAATCAACGAGCAGAGCAGCCTCGACAAGGCCGGTGAGGTGAGGCAGATATCCGTCGTCATTGACGCGATGTCGAACAAGAGCCTCGGAGAAGCGCTGGCAATCAGTCAGGAGAATCTTGACCGGATCAAGGAAGCGGACGACGAGACGAAGTCATTCACAATACTGGGCGTGACGGAAAGCACGGCAAACACACTGGAGGAGATATCTGACACACAGGTGCTTCTCTATCGGGTAATAACAAACATAACTTTTTATTTGGCAGCTAAATAAGGAAAATTATGGCAAAACTTGGAAACGTGAGGAAGTTCTACCTCACAACGGCAAAAACGGCTGGCACCTTCACATGGCTGAAGGGCGAGCAGAACAATAGTTTCAACCGCTCGGCGGAGGCTATCGAAGTGAGCGACAAGTCAAACGACTGGGCTCAGTTCATTTCAGGCAAAAAGGGCGCGACCGCATCGGTGACCGTCTTCACTGATGACACTGCGAGCGAGCCGCAGCACAAGATGATAAGTTCGCTCCATAACGGACAACCGGTGTTCGGCTTCATCGGCGAGCTTTCGGGCGATACAGGCAGCGCAACACCAACCGAGGGAGATCTCTTCGAGGCTATCATCACCGGAATCTCCGACACAAACGACTACGGCTCTGTCGCTTCGAGGTCGCTTGACCTGACAATCACAGGGGCTCCTGTGCATTATCCAAACATATCGGCAGAAGTATGACGGCGGAGTTTTCTATCGAATTGAAGAAAGGCGTGGCGGTGAACATCTTGATTACGCCGCGCCTTTTTGTTTACAAGGGGCGCGAGGGCGTCACCTTGGAGGCTGACGGGGAAAACATCCCTGCCGTCATGTCGCTTTATGCGGACGTGCTGTATTGCGGTGCGCTGAACTGGTGGGAGCTCTCCGGCAAGGATGCGGACGAGTTCGAATACACGCGCATGGACTTCCACGTCTGGGCTGCCGAGCATCCGGACGAGTTCGGGCGAATTGTCGCAAAGGCCGTGCGGCTGCTGTCAGGAAAGAGCCTTGCGGAGCTGACGGACGAGGCGAAGAAAAAGAACAAGGATACGGATGCAAAAAAAAAATCCTTGTGTGGCTGGATTACGCGCCTATTGAGGCGTTTCTGGTGGGGAGGTGCGGCAAGAGTGAGGAAGAAGCAGGATGGGTCAGCATGCGGCAGTACATCCTCCTGCGTGAGGCGGCGGAACAGGACGAGCGGCGAAAATGGGAACGCGCAAGGTGGCAGATGTTCCTAGCCTTGCAAATGAACCCTTATGTGAAGCAGAAGCCGTCCACGCCGGCGCTGTGGGTGCCGTTCTCATGGGAGAAGGACGCGGAGGCTGCAAGGGCACAGGAAGGAGACTGGCAAGTATCACGGAACGAACAACTGGAATTGGACAGATTGCTGGAAGATTTCATAAAATCAAAAAAATGACATGGGAAAGATAGGTGACCTCTGGGTCAAGTTGAAACTCAAATCGGACGAATACAAGAAAGGGTTGGACGAGGCACAAAGCAAGACGCGGTCGTTCTCGGACAAGATAAAGAGCTTGTCCGTCACGGCCGCTGCCGTATGGGGAGCTATTGGTGCTGCGGCAACAAAAATGGCTCTCGACTTTGTCAAATCCTCGCAAACCATGGGTGACCAATGGGACATTCTTATGACGCAAGTCTCCACACGCTTGCAGCAGATACGTGCGGAATTCAACAGAGAGATAGCAGCGAACGGGTGGTTCAAAGGCTTTTTCAAGGCCTTTTTTTCCGACACAACGGAAGTCGAAGCTATGGCTGTCGGTAAGGCTCTGTCTCAAGCCAAGGACGCCATGACGGAGATAGAGTATGCGTTCAGACTGAACATGGAGCAAACCGGTCCGAAACTTCACGAACTATATCTCAAAATGATGAATTCCGCGCTCTCTGCTTCTGATAGAGAGGCAGCGGCAAAGGACTACCGCAAGGAGGTAGAGGACATCTACGCGCCGCGAGTGAAAGGAATTAAGGACATCCTAGACAAGACTGTCCAGCAATATCTTGTGTTAGGCGGGATATCTCCGAATAAGTATAGCACCGAGAAGGTTGTAGACCTCATCAAGATGATGGGTTCAGATCCGGCCAAAGTTGAGCGCGAGTATAGTGATTTCTTCGCTGGTTATCAGAACCTCAGCGACGACATCTCCGGCAATCTCGTGTCCACTATGGAGGCGTACTATAACACTACCAATGAGATGAACGACATGCTGAAGCGTGCCGACCGAACAGCGCAATCAATGGAGAAAACAGGACTTGACGACCTCATCAAGAAACTTGGCAGCGTCAAGGACGGCATGTCGGACTTCCGTGCGCAGGTGGCTGAAGAAGCGGAAGTGATAGCCGCCGACGAGGAGTTCCAGAAGATGGCCGACCCTCTGGAAGAGTTCGAGCGCACGCATGACGAAGCATTGAGCAACATGACGGAGAAGCAGCGGATATTCGCGGAGTTCGCACAGGAATATTACGAGAAGGCAGCCAAGGCTACATGGGAATATCAGCAGAGTCAGGAGGCCGCACTGGAACAGGCGCAAAAGGATGCACAAGCGGCAGCGGACAAGCAGGCGGACGAGGCGGCAAAAGTTGCCGAACTTAACCATGCGCTGACGGCAGCCATAACCGAAAGCCTATCTGACGGAACCCAAGCATTCACAGACATGCTGTTCGGACTGGAGGGAGCGGATGCCTCCAGTATCCTGTCGGCACTCATGCAGCCGTTTGCAAACACGGCTAAGCAGCTCGGAGAGATGCTTGTCGCGCAAGGCGTCGCCGTGGAAGTTTTCAAAAAATCGCTTGACAGCCTGCAGGGGGCTCCGGCCATTGCCGCCGGAATGGCTCTTATAGCCATCGGCTCGGCCATATCATCAGGAATCAAGTCTCTCGGAGCGAGCGCAGGCAGCTCCGCGTCGTCGTCCGCCGCGGCAGGCTCGTCAGGCGCAGGCACGGACACGAATATCAGCACGGAAATGACAATCTACGTGAAAGGTAGGATTTCCGGCAAGGACATACTCATATCGGGCGACAATGCACGAAGTTATTACGGGAGGTAACATGGCGGAATATGGACTTAAATATGTGGCGAATTTCGACAGCCGAAAGGAAGCCGGCGCAAAGGCATTCACCTTGGAGATATGGCAGAAGGATCTGCCGCAATCATTCGAGGCAAAGACTATCCGCGCATGGCGAGGGCTGACGCTTGAGGTCGACGGAGACGACGACCCTGTCTCTCCTATCCAGAAGACCATCGTGAATTTTACGCTCGTGGACGCGCCGGAAATTGCGGATGCGGCGACGGAGAAGTCTGGAGACTGGCAGGAGTTCTTCACGCCTGACAGCACAATGTATAAGGTTATCATCAAGCAAGGGCAGCAATACTTGTGGAGCGGATTCATAACGCCCGACAACTGGCAGGAATCGCTGGACTATCGCGGAGCGGTGACCATTACCGCACGCGACAACATCGGCCATCTCCAGGACTTCGATTTCGACCTTCAGGGAGACAATGCCGGCACGGCGACGATTGCCAACCTGCTGAAGGCGGCAATCGACAAGATAGACTTCCAGATGGCTATATATTACCTTCTCGGCGAGTGGGAGTATCAGTCTGCACACAAATGGATATTATACGACAATTCGGAATTGGCGGACTTCCGCGTGAATGTGTCGCAGTTCGAAGGCAAGAACTGGTACGATGTCGTGGAATCAGTATTGTCCTCGTTGGGCCTGTTTATCCGTTACACAGGGAACAACCAATACGTTGTGGGCCATCTGCGTTACTTGCCGTGGTTGGGGAATCCGACGCAGCAGAGCACTGATGTGCAGGATGTCGTTTTCCTCGGCGGCGGCACTCGCACCTACAAGCCGGCGTATAAGCGGATAGTCGAGAATATGAAATATGACTTCAGTGAAGAGGCGCAATATGAAGCATCGGACGGCTTGTCATTGAAAGCAGCTACCGACACATACACGACCAACATCTCCGTAATGATTCAGGAGCGTCCGGCGACATACGCGCAGATAACGGGTGCCGTTACTCGGAACACCAATGCTGCCGCTAAAGGCTGGCAGACAGGAAACGGCTTCGGTCCATTGGCTGGCAGGACATCATCCGAGCTGGACCTTGACCACATAGCGCTATTGGCCGCCAACGAAAAAACCGCGTCAAAAGTGTTCGTCTACGACATCGACACATTGCTGGCCGGCATGAACGGCACGCTGGAGCTGCAATTCGCAGAAAGTCCTGCGATATATGCACAGCGAAGGGGGCGACAACCTGAATATGTGCTGCTGACACATTCTACGACTGGAGAAAGCGGTGGAATGACGGAAAGAAAAGAATTCACTCCGCACCTGTCCTCGCTCAAGTATGCGCTGATATTTACGACCTTGGAGGGCACCGAATACTACAAGACAGAAACGAGCTGGCAGCAGGGCAGCAAGATTCTTGAATATAACGAAAATCAGAATGCCGGCTCCATATCTTTCAATCTCGAGGATTCGTCCACCCTCATCGGGCAGACACTGATGCGCACGGCCGGCCGCCTGCGTCTTGTCCTGTCGGAGATATTCTTCGACGTCGGAGATGCTAACGTACTTTTGACGCCTCAAGGCTGCGGAATATACATGGCTGTCACCGGCATTTCCCTGAAGGCTGAAGCTGTCGGCAAGCTGGAGTCAGATACGACCACGACCATCAACAATGACAATTACAACGTGACGGAAACGCGCTCTCCGGACATAGGGTTCCTGAGCCGTGACGTGGTTTGGCAGACGTCGCAGAACTACGGCAACGCCGTTTATTATGCGAATAGCGAGGGGCTCGTCGCACCGGTGCAGTATCGCGTCACATGGGATGGCGTGACTTCTCCGTTTCCGGTGTTCATTCACAAGCAGATCCTCCAATACCACCGCGAGCCGATGCAGATGCTGGAGGGTGACTGCATGCCTTCGCCGGCAGGACTATGGAACTACAATGCAGTCGTCAGATACGAGGGGCATAAATTCCTGTTGCAGGGAGGTACGTATGACTTCGTTTCGGGCATCATGTCCGGAGTGCGGCTCCACGAGTTCGAGCAGTACGACGACATCTGGAGCGAGGATGCACCGGAAGTGGGCGGAGTGTGGTCCGTGACGCTGACGGAGGTTGGCCCGAACAAGATGCAAGTCATACATGCCCTGGTCGATAGCGCTGGAATTAACATTAAGGACGCGAAGACCATGGTGGACAATCCACCCGCACTGGTAGGCAATAATTACACACATTCTGAAGCACAGAGCATCCAGAAAGCGATAGCGGCGGCCGGAGGTACGGCCACCATTGCAGAAGTGACTACTAACTAATTAATTATCATAATCATGACAGCATTAAAGAAAATACGAATCGGCACGGACGCCATCATTGCCCTGTCGGTCAACATATCCGGCAAGCCGGTGACGTGGAGCGAGGGCGACATTCGTCACGTGTACGCCTTCTCGGACGTCCAGGGGCAGCCGGTGGCGGAAATGGCCCACAAGGCTGAAGGGCAGACGCTGCGCTGCACCTACGCGGCGAAGGACCAGAACTACACAGGACCTTTCCGCGTGATAGTCGAGTTCGCGGACGGCAAGGCGTTCTCTTCGTCGCTTGACGTTCCGGCATTCGAGATCGTCAGAACTACGGAAGAAGCGGATGCCGACACTGGAGAGGTCGTCCTGGACATTGACGGCACTATGCGCTTCTATTCATTATCCGAGGCAATCGCCAAGATAGAGGCTGCGACAAAAGCGGCCACCGATGCGGCAGCGGCAGCTGACAGGTCTGCCGGCAATGCGGACGCGAAAGCCACGGCGGCCAACGAGGCGGCGGTGAAGGCCAATGCGGCAGCAAAGGCGGCAGGAGCGACGAACACTAGCATCGCAGAGGCAGAGGAGCAGCGCGTCAATGCTGAAAACGCACGAAAAGAGGCTGAACTGGCACGTGCGGACGCGGAGAAGGCAAGAGCTTCGGCAGAGGACGAACGCGCCGAGGCAGAAGCCAAAAGGGCGGAAGCAGAGGAACAGAGAGCTACCGACGAGCAGGCTCGTGTGAACGCCGAAACTGGCCGTGTCAATGCGGAATCTGCAAGGGTGAAGGCGGAAAGCGCAAGAGCCAATGCTGAAGCGACAAGAGCGGCAAACGAGGAGCAGCGGCAGAATAACGAGAAGGCAAGATCATCGGAAGAGGCTGTCCGCGTGGAAGCGGAAAAAGGAAGGGTAGCCGCCGAATCAGCACGTGTGACAGAGTTCGCTCGCCTGAAGAATGAATCAGAGACGGCAACGGACAATGCGACAAAGGCCGCGACAAGGGCGAACACTGCGGCGGCAGCGGCGGAGAAAGCAGCCACGATTGAGATTGTCGTGGATGCGGAGACAGGCATCATCAGCGTAATTAAGGACAAATAAAATCAAACGATATGGCAAAGGAAAACAAGACGATTGGCCGAGTGCCGGTGTCGAGGCACGAATACACCGACGGGGCGACTTATTACAAAGACAACATAGTGACAAGGTACGGCTCAGCCTTCCAGTGCGTGGTAGATTCTACCACTACGCCTCCGGCGACGATTGACGCTTCAGGCAAGGTGACGCTCGGCGAAGGGTGGATTTTCTTCGCGGACGCTTCCGGCGTGGCGGAGGTGAAGAATGCAGTCGAGGCCCTCAAGTCCGGCAAGGTGACAGACAACAGGGTGCTGGCTGAGGCTCTCGTAAGTCTTGAAGCCCGCATCACCGCTCTTGAAGGCGGAAAGCCGTACCTCGGCGACGCAACTGCAGGCGTCATTGACGTTAATGAAATCACGCGGGCACGTTATCCGCTCGTGATGGTCGCGCACGGAGTTCCTGCTGAGGCAAACGTGCCGGACAACCTCCCTGCGGGGCTTCCGTGGGACGGAGTTCCCGCCTTCGTAGGGCAGCAGTACGTCAACCTTGACGCTCCTTCCGGCGGTCTCTACTATGCGACAGGTAACGAGAATGTGAGTGATTGGAAACAGGCTTAAAAAGGATTGAATTATGATAAGATATTTTGATACGGAGGCGGCTTACCTTGCCGCCGTGCAAGACGCTGAGAGTCGGGTCTCCCTCGTCGGAGAGAGCAACGCGTGCAAGTTCGACGGGCGCAACGTCATTGTCGGAATTGACTCTGCCACGACTGGCAGCATAGCATACCTCGACGACAATAAGGCTCTCCGCTTTGTCGCCACCAGCACGTTCAACAAAGACAAGTTTCCGGCAAGTTATGAAATCGTAGGTGTGACGGCCATAGGCGTGGACCATCCGGACTTCAGAGGCGAAGTGGGTGTGATGCATTACAATTTTATTCACAAAGCGTTGCTAACTCGATATACCTACAAGCTATCGGGTTATACGCTTGACGGAGCAGAACATAGCGGAGTGTTAAGCATCAGAAGCGCTTCTGATAATTGGGCGGCAAACAAAGACTACACGATAGTATATAAAGCAGACAATATTGTCGCTCTAATATCGCAGCTCAACGATTATTTCAAGTCAAACGAGCCGTTCATCGCGCAAGACTGGGTAGCGATAGCGGACACAAATGATGACGTTCTTCTGCACTTTAACTACACAACTTGGCAACAGACTTCGAACAATACGGCGAAGTCGGGGTTTACAATTGCGGCAAAGACTGCTCCTCAATGGGTTCCTGTGGCAGGAATACTTAAAATGAATGGAGAAAGAAGTAATAATGCGATCATGAATATGCCGCGAGCATTGGCATACTTCAGAAAAGACACATCTGTTTCGTCTTATAATCCGACCATAGACGTTTCTGCGACAAATTTGAAATTTCCGATATGCCTGCCTGGTTATCTCGGAACGTCAAAATACCAAAGCGACCACTGCGCATACTTGAGAGGAATCTACGGAGAGGGCGAGGAAGGATGGCTCAAGTTTATGCAGAGCTTTCTTCCTGTTTTTCCGCAGGAGTATGGGGTGTTTAACGACAGGACAGCAGGAACAGCAAAACAGAACACCTACTATCTTGCAAACCTCAAGTTTACAGGACAAGACGGCGTGGAAAAGTATGCCAGTCCAGCTGCGAGATTTGTGGTGGAACTTGGTTTTGAACACGAGCGGCTCAAGCATGGCGAATGGGTAATTCCGAAAATGTCGCAAGTATTCAGCGTTATCTGTCAGTTGCAGTACCCTGCGACGTCGGACAACAATTACGCGGACAAAATCAATGCAGCCCTCGCGGCAATAGGCGCACCTGCACTAAGCAATGGTGTCAATATTTGGTCTAGTGACAGGTCAGACGATAAAGATGCTTTGTTTTTTAATGGCACAGGAGGTTTTGCTAACGACAACAACGTTTATAACACGTACCTGTCTTTTGCCATAGCGTTTTTGCCGCGTCAGCGCAATGATAATGTTTAATTCTGAAAACCACACGATATGACAAGACAAGAAATCGAGGGCAAAAAGAATGTCCTGTTCTCCCTTATTTTGGACAGGGAAGCGAAGCTTAGGGAAACCGACTATGTTGCCGCCAAGATTGCAGAGGGAGCAGCTACTCCGGAGGAGTATGCCGAGATCCTCGTAAAGAGACAGCAGGAACGGGAGGATATCAATGCCGCACAGGCAGAACTGGAGAAACTTGACAAGGAAGAACCGGAAGACAAGGAGGAGAGAGTATGGATGAGATAATCACAACACTGAATCTCCCTGACGGAATGTGCAGGGGGATTATGATAGCCTTCATGCTCTGCGTGCTCGTTTGCGCGGCGGCGTTGATTGACATGTGGACAGGCATAGACGCGGCGAAGGCGAATAAGGAAAAGATTATGAGCCACGGATTGCGTAAGACTGTGAGGAAGATTATAGACTATCTGAGGATAGTGTACTTTTTCCTGTTGATTGACATCTTGGGCGCTGTGTTCGTATGGTACAACCTGCCGTACTGCGCGATTCTTGCGACGCTGGGCGTACTTCTCATTGAAGGGCGCTCCGTCATTGAGAACTCGCGGAAGAAGCAGAGCGCGGCTGGCAGAGTGGTGGATGCTGTTCAGGAGATTATCTCGTGCGTGGACAGCGAAAAGGCTCAAAGGATTATCGAGATGATCAAGGAAGAGCCGAAGCACGGCATCGGAAAAAAGGAGTAAGTGAGATGGAGATTACATGTGACACATTGCGGAAGATATATCCGCAGTCGAAGAGCATTGCAAGATATTGCGAAGCTCTGCACCAAGCCATGCAGGAATGCGGCATCGACACGGCTGCAAGGGCGCGTGCATTCCTTGCGCAAATAGGGCACGAATCGGCGCAACTCAATCGCGTCGAGGAGAACCTGAACTACTCCGCGCAGGCATTGCGGAAGGTCTTTCCCAAGTATTTCCGCACTCCGCAGGAGGCCAGCTCATACGCGCATCATCCGGAAAGGATAGCCAACCTCGTCTATGCCGGACGCATGGGCAACGGAAGCGAGGATAGCGGTGACGGGTGGAAGTACCGAGGCCGCGGACTGATTCAGATTACAGGACGCGACAACTACGTGTCCATGTCGGCGCTGATGGGAAAGGACTTGACGATTTGGCCTGATGCTCTGCTGATGCCTCTGGATGCGTGTCGCTCTGCTGCTTTATGGTGGAAGGCAAACGGCCTGAACGCATTGGCGGACAAGCTGGCGACGGACGAGCGCAAGACGTTCGAAGCGATTACAAGGCGCGTTAACGGAGGGTTGAGCGGACTAGAGGACAGGTGGGCGATTTACCAAAGGGCGAAAAATAGTATTGTAGTCTAATTGTAGTATAGGAATGAAACGAATAATATTATTAGGCCTTGCTGTTTTGTTGCTCTGCTCGTGCGGAGCAACAAGAGTGCAGACGCAAACTATCTACGTGCGCGATACTACCTACGTCAGCAAGGTGCAGGTAGATTCGGTTTTTAGGCGAGATTCAGTCTTTGTCAAAGAAAAGAACGACACCATCTACATCTATAAGGAGAAGGTGCGCGACAGGTATCGCCTGCTGCGTGACACTATTTACCAGCACAAGGTAGATTCAGTCTATATCGACAAGGAACGCGTGGTCAAGGTTGAGAGACAACTGACGGCTTGGCAGCGGTTTAAGATGCGCGGATTCTGGGCATTATTAGCAGCTATGGCGTGTTGGATAGTTTGGAAGAATAAGGCGCGGATTTTAGCCTTAATATTGCGGAGATAGACACTATAAGGGCAAAAAAATGCCCCTGACTTGCAACTGCAAGATTCTAATAAGTAACCAGCTCAATAAGAAAACCCACAGGCACATTTACAGGGGCAAAGTTAAATGCCTCATGTTTGTGCTTGTGGGTTATGTGGTATCTTATCAAGTCTGGCTGGGGCGAAAGTTAAACAAAAAAAATTAAAAACGTATGAAAAAATCGGAAATTTTCGCCGCAATTCTTTCAGACGTCTCCTCGGGGCGGAAATAGAGAGTGACCGGATATTGTCTTCGGAGCGCAAAGAAGAAGTCGTGGACGCGCGCTATCTTGTCATTTTCCTGCTTGTAGGAAATGGCTTTTACCCTGCTATGATAGCAGAGAGGATGCACATGTCACAACGCGCCGTCAGAAGCGCAATATCGGGATTCGAGACACGCCTTGCAAACTCTGCGGGGTTGCGTCTTGTCTGCGAGCGGCTGTCTCAGAAGTGGCTTGCATAAACAGGGAAACAACGCGGAAGCAATAGGCGCGAAACACGGAGCTAACTGCCTGAATATTAGCGATGATATTGATATGTTTGTAGCACGATGTACACGTGCCAAGACCGCCGAAGGCAGAAGAGGCGGATAACACTAAACCAACATATTATGTCAGAAATGGTTGACAAAATCTATTGTTGCGATAGAGGTAACAATGATATTCTTGCTGCCGCGATGCTCGGAAAGCGCGACACGGATCCGATGGCAATGATGGCCGCAATGAACGGCGGAGCGAACAACTGGATGAACAATCCGTGGATGTACCTTATTTTCCTCGCGCTGTTCGGCGGGAACGGCTTCGGTTTCGGAAATAGAGGCCTCCAGGGCACGGAAATTCAAAGTCAGATCGATTCGCTGCGCAATCAGATGGCCGACAATCACAACAGCGACCTGCTGATGTCGGCAATCAAGGGCAATGACAATGCCATCTCCACACTTGCGGCAAGTCTCAACTGCGACTTCAACCAGTTGCAGGGAGGAATCTGCGCGGTTCGCTCTGCTATCGAGCAGGTCGGCGGACAGGTAGGATTCTCGGCGGAGCGCGTTATCAATGCCGTGAATATGGGTGACTGCAACGTCATTCAGGCAATCAAGGACTGCTGCTGCAACACACAGCAGAGCATCCTCAAAATGGGCTACGAGAACCAGCTTGGGCAGAAAGACATCGAGAACAGGATGCAATCAAGCTTCGACTTCGTGAACAGGAGTGTAGAGCGCGGATTTTCCGGCATTGGCTTCCAGATGCAACAGGACAAGTGCGATATTGTACGTTCTGGTCAGGACAACACGCAAAGGATTATTGATACCCTCAATAGTCACTGGCAGGCAGACCTCCAGCAGAGGTACAATGACGCACGTCTCGAACTCTCACAGCAGAGGCAGAATGCGGAACTCATTGCGGCTCTCAAACCAGCGGCAACAACGGCCTAAAAGTCTATGTTTCACAGAGTGGAGGGTGGCAAACGCCCTCCGCTCATAATTTAATCGCGTATGTATTTCAAGGACTTGAAACAAAACTATCCAGTGTTCATCCTCGACAAGCAGGACTTGACGCTGATACAAGGCAAGGTCGTATCCGCAGGCTTCCCGCGGATGGAGATGAACCCGGCTGCAGGGAAGTCGGGAATGGTCGTGGATGTCTCCATCGAGGCAGACGGCAAGACTGCCAATTATGTCATACCTGAGAGCCTTTCGGTCACGTATGCCGGCAATCTCGTCCTCTCGGTTGACAGGCAAGGACTCGCCGGAGAAGTCGAGTCAATGAAAGCGGCGGCAGAACAGGCGATCGCCTCGGTCGAGCAGCAGAAGCGGATTCTGGAAAAATCCACATCGCTGCTCGCGGAACTGAATCCGGCCTTCAGGGAAAAGCAGGAGACGGAGCAGCGCTTCGGCAAGATTGAAGCGACGATGGGCGAACTCAAGGACATGCTTTCAAGGCTGGTGAACCAGCCGAGCAAAATGTAACAATTCTAAATTAGCAAGATTATGGACACGAATATAATTGCGGGCAGGTTCATGGATCTCCTCCGCGAAAGGATAGACACTGAAACAGGGCAGGCAATCATCCTGAAGCTCATCGAGACGATGGATGCGGAATCGGCAAGCGCCATCGCTGACGAATGCGAGGACTTCGTCAGATATCGCGAATACCTGTCAGAGGACGAAGCGAGTCGCGTTGTCCGAAACTTTGTAAACTTCGACGGCTCCAGGGGCGGTCATTGGGACGAAGCGGATGAACTATTCAAGGCCCTGGACGCCCTCGGAATCAGGTACGAGAAGGATGACGAGTATAATCGGTGGGCGTTTTTCACGGTCATGAACATGGTGTGGTCCGATGAATGGGGTGTACTGCGAAATTATGCGAACCCGGAACAAGAAGCCCGCGTATGTGCGGAATTGGCAGTCGCCAGGCTCGAAGACGCGGACGAAGGGTTCTCAGTCAGACGATACTTCCGAGTATAGACAAATGACGGCTATCTTATTGGATGCTTGACCAGTCAAAGAGGTCGAGCACCTTTTCATTTGCCTTCCACATGACTTGCCAATCTTTAGCAATGTAGATATCCGTCACTCTCATGCTGCTGTCAACGTGACACAGACAATCATTGATGACGGCCTTTTCGACGCCCGCCGAATAGGCGAGAGTCGCCCAGGTATGCCGGGCGCTGTAAAAAGTCATCGGCTCGTCAATTTCCAGGACTTTTGCAGCAGCCCGCAGCCCCCTGGATATGACCGCGCCTGCTGTCCCGTATGTATAACGTAGGTAAATGGCGAATGCCCTCCTTCCTGTCTTGTCCTTCAGGCGCTCATATAGCGCTTCTATTCGCTCATCTATCCGCACCTTCATCTCTGCGTCATCGCTTCGCCTGTCGCGCGTTTTCTGGCGATTGTAAGTGATTATCTTTTCCTTGTCCGGAGCAGCACATGTGTACATGTCTGCCGCATTCATTCCCATCAGCGCGAATGACATCAGGAAGTGCGACACTGCGAATATAGCGCTTGGATCCGTCAGTACCGGAAGCGCATCGATAAGCTTCTGGACAGCCTCGCGGCTGATATTCCTATGAGCTGCCTGTTGTTCCCGAGGTGCACGATAGTAGGCGAATGGGTTGCGAATCTTGATGTCTCCTGTTTCCTCATTATTATACATAGCCCTAGCCTGCCCGTGTATATACGCGATGGCCGAGGGGTAGGCGCTTATAGCTCTTGCTTTGTCCCCGCCACTAATCCCGCGCAGATGCTGCTCGAATGCCCGCATGAGTGACGAGCTTAATTCCGCGATGTCGAGACGGTCTTTGCCCACGAACTTCCGGAAAGCATTAACCGCAGTGCGATAATACCACTGGGTGTTCACGATCCTCTTGCCATTAATAACTGATTCCGCAAACTCAAAAAAATCGAGCCGAAATCCATTATGGTCGTCTCGCATGTGCGCAAGAATGTCGTCCGGCGACATTTTAGAGATTGTAAACGGGTCGAGCGCCGCCACCGACCTGCGCATGTCGGCCATGAGCCGGTCCAGCTGGTCAAGAACTGATCTGTCTTTGATTTTCATCCCTTTTGTCAACTGCGAAGCTGTCACGGCGATTGTCGTGGAAATGAAGCGAGACTTCCTGTTAGCAGTCATTCTGATTCTGACGGGATATGTTCCGTCAAGCCGTCGGTATTGCTCATAAACAACCGGCTTGAATGTAATCGAGGCTCCCATAGCTTTTTTTTGTTTTCTGCGAAAGTACAACAATATTACAACATTGTCAATACGTTTGTAAGAGAAAAACGCCAGCAAATGGGAACACCATCGCCCATAATATTATGCGTGTGCTATATTGTAGCTATCTATATGGCATTTTTAAGGTTTATGAAGTATGTTCATAACGCGACAATAGTATTAAAGCATTGAAAATAGGCATTTTACGGCAATTTCTATTTCTGAAAAATTACAACAATATTACAACAACGGCGATTTTCAATGAAAAAGAGGCAGCAGATGAGCCGCCTCTTTGTGTCTCGACTTGACAAAAAAAGTTAAAATTTGTCGTTTTTCTCAAAAGCCAGGAGACAAGTAGCCAGGCTCGCTGAAGTCAACAGCATCGGTGAGCATACGGTCGAGAATGTCTAGCGCCACATCCAGTGTTGCTCCATCTCGAAGTTCTCCTGTCCTTTCATCTACGAGGAAATCCAAGTAGCCGCTTGTAAGTCCGGACGATCCGTTAAATGTGTATATGTCGTCGAAAGTAACGCGATAGCGTCCCTTTTTGAGTTGCACCACGATGCGCGCCGTGAACTTGTCCATGTTTAGCAGGAAAATCGGCAGCTTGCTACGCGTATATCCGTACTTCTGAACAGGAATCCGGCCTCTCCAGATATAGTCACACACCAAGGTTGAATCATTCAGGAGTCGGCAGTTGCGGAAACCTTTCCAGAAGAATTGATCTTGAAGATCCTGGATGTTGCCGATGCCGGAAACAAAGACCTTCTGCCAGGCAACTTTGTCATCATTCACTACTATAAAATTATGCGAGCTAATCACGTCGACGGGCGCTGCCTCCTCCTTGTTTTTGCCAATAGTCAGTTTTAATTTCCGCTCGAAGGATTCCTGAGCCACGCACAGAACCGGCAGCATGATGACCGCCACGAATAGCATTATTAATCTCTTCATATTTTTATTAATGATTAAAATTCGAGTCGGCGGATCCGCCATTGTTGCAGCCGATAGTGTAGGTGTTCCGGCTCCCCGTGAGACTTTCCGCCAGCCGGCGGTAATCCTCCTGTAATTTCCAATATTTATCCGTCGCGCTGTGCAGTTGTTCTTTCAGAGCCTTCATGTTATCCTCGAGGGTGTTTATAATCCCAAGAAAGCGGTCCCTCTCTTTCGCGTAATCTGCTCGAGCAGTCTCCATCATCCGAGTCATTCGCTCGTTAGCCTTGATCAGTCTGGCGTTGTTCTTCTGCGACGTATCGCGGGAAGATTGCAGGCTGCTGACGTGTGAGGTGTATGCGGTCTCCACCGATTTGCACGCCCTTGTCAGTTCTTCGGTAATTCGGCTGGTTCTGTCAATTCTAGCCTCCGACCGCTCCAGCATCTCGAGAAAAATTTTTACACCACTTTCGTAACCGCGCGCGTCGCGCTTGACACCAGACTTCGTGTCTTGGTCATGATCTGAATCATCCATAGTTTTATGTTATGTTATGTTATAAGAGGTTTACGCCAAATTATTGCCGTTTAACGACTATTAATTGTCAATTCTTGACAACACAGAATCCGTGCCTACTTCAGTTTCGCGTTAATCTCCTTGAGTGTGACGGACATATCCGCGAACACCTTAATCCCTGAATATATCAGCAGGGACAGTATCAGGACAGAAACGCCGCACAATATAAGCACTATGGAAAATGAATCTCCTTTTAGAATTTCACTGATTCCCATGATGAGGCCTAATACGGCTACAATTATACCGAGAACCAGAACGGCCGATGCCGCATTCTGCAGAGTTTTCTCGGCAAAGAGGTTGATGTTTACGCTTTCCTGTCTTGCGGAAGCCGTGCTCGTTGTTTCTTCCATAACGATATGTATTTATTGGTTGTTAATTATTCTTCACTAGCGCGCGGAGAAAATCTATCTGCGCCTCCTTGTCCTTCAGCTGTTCCCTCAGCATCTCGTTCTCCTTCTCCAGCACCGCCATCTGCGTAGCTGCGTC